GTTCTTGCACGGTGTAACCGAAGCTACCACCGAAGGAACGAATGTTGATGCTCTTCTCCACTTGGCTGATGTCAGCGCGGGGCAGATCATCAGCAGCGTCAGCAATCAGACGGAACTCACCAGTGGAGTCCATGATGCGATAGGTGAAGGTCTGGGCGCCAGGACCAGCTTCAGCAGTGACGGGCAGAACAGTGGGATATTTAATATCCGCATACTGCACTTCAAAAACTTGGGGGCGGATGTACTCAAGCTGACGCTCAAGAAACAGGCCCGCGTCATCCATACGGAATTCAGACATTTTTAAGAGCCTCCTATCAAGAATCAGCAGAGAGGGTGAAGCTCGGACCATTCAGCTCCAGCACAGCGAGGCCGCTGCCGGTGGTGGAGGTGAGGAAACGAGCGTTGGCCAGGCGAACAGTCTTGCCCGATGCAAAAGCATGGGAGAACTGACCAGCCTTGCCAGTGCCACTGGCGGAATACAGCACACGCACGGGCGATGCGGGAGTAACAGCGCCAGTCACGTAGACGGCCACTGCACCTTCGTTAGCCACGTTCATAGCTTGCTGATTCTTCACGCCAGGACGGCTGTTGGCGTCCAGAGCAGTTTCATCAACATAGGTGAGGACGTTAACGCCCAGCACAGTGTCAGAAGCGCCAGAAATGGTAGTAGCAGAATTGCCGACAGTACCAGCGGTGTTATACACAGCAAGGTTACCGAAAGCAACAACTGCGCCAGTCTCATTGACATAGGTGCCAATGGTATTGTCGCGGATGTCAGACAGTTGACCTTCCAGCAGTGCAGTTTGCGCCAGAGCGTAGCTCTGTTGCACGCCACCAGCGGAGGCAGTGCCCGAAGCAGAGAAAGTTACGGCCATAATTACTTAGCCTCCTTGGAGATGGAAAGAGGCTTCTTCCATGCATTCTGCAGCATGTCCATATAGGACGAAGGTGCAGACACAGGAGAAGCAATGGAAGCTACGGCTTTACGCAGCTCATCAGTGGTAGCGGAATCTTTGCGACCCTCAGAGAGAGTGTCAAACATTGCCTGCACGTAGTCGTCGCTCTTCTCAGAAAGATCAAGCTCGTCACCACGCACTGCCTTGATGGAGTCAACCATCACTTCGCGAGCAGTTTTGCCAGCGAAGTCATAGGCGGCATCGAGAACGGGCTTAGCCTTCTCGACGAGAGCAACACGCTCTTCCACCATGGAATCAAGATTGATTTCCTTGGCGGCAGCCAGTTCAGCGTTCAGTTCTTCAACCTGCTCAGCCAGAGCATCAGCGCGACCCTCAGCGGAATCACACTTGCCCTTCATTTCCTTATGCATGGCGTCCATTTCGGACTTCATGGAATCGGCGGCGGCTTGCAGCTCGTCGTACTTCTTCTTCATGTCCTCGTAGGACATCTTGGCGTCTTCGCGTTCTTTAGTGATCGCAAGAGCAACGCTCTCCGTCACTTCAAACTCGGCGCCGTCGAAAACGACTTTTGCGCTCATAGTTGTAGTTTCCTCAATGGAAATTAGGGAAGGATCAGCAGCATCTTGACGATCAAGATGAAGCTTCACTTGCGGGCCAGCGCGGCCCCGACGAACAACGGCGATGTGATTACCAAGGATTTCCTTTTGGATGCCATCGTAATGTTCACCGCTATCAGTAACGCCAGGCGTTGGATCATAGTTGACCCTATAGCCAGCGCTTACCTCACGAGCATCACCACGCATGATGCGTTCAATGGTGTCTTGGTCGGTGATTGTCATCACCGCCTTAACAAAGCCATTGTCATACACCACTTCAGTGCCGCTAAATCCTACTTGGTAGTCTTTAGTATTTTCGGCATCGAGAAGAACTGGTGGGTGCTCCGAAGTGATTGCCTTGCCCGCAAAGGAAGCAAGACTATCGGGAGACGCCACTTCCATTTCGGGCCTGTATTCACGACGCACAGAACCATCAGCATCTGTATAGAGCTGAATGCCAGTGCGAGCAATGGAGGCCCACGCCCGAAGATAGCCCTCAGGCGTCACCTCATATTTCTCAATAGGAGAGAAATCGTATCGGCAAGATGTGGTGCTCATATACTCACTTTACCAATAAACTTAGTTTATTATAAAAACAACTATTCAGAACTGACTAGGAAAATGATGCTCCTTAGGAAAAGCAACGCAGACGTGCTTAAGATGCCTCATCAACAAGCCCGTCTTCTCATTGCTTCTCGCATCAAAGAGGCCCGCCTTAACAGCGGGCTTTCTCAGAAGGACGTAGCAAACGCGCTGCACACTAGTCAAAGCTCATATTCACGAATGGAACGCGCTGAACTGGCTCCCGACTGCGTGCAAATTCGCACTCTTAGCGGCCTTTATGGAATTAGTGTTCTGTGGCTGATGGGCTACCCCTCGTTCATTGTCAATGCCAAGCGTGAATGATCAATCTTCGTCATCGTCGTCTTCTCCGCGAATGTCACGAAGCTGGTCTTCAATGCCTTCCATGATGTAAGACTTTGCCATTGCCTCAATTTCAAAAGTGAGGAATTTAGTTGGCTCAAAATGAGGGTCAGGCTTCTCGTAGACGCTCATCACATAGATGTGAGTTTCATCAAGCCTGCCATTCTTGAAGCATTGCTTTTCTACTAACTCCCATCGCGAAGTGTTGCGATGCTCATTAGAAGAAAGGATGGAAAGTGCCTGCAAAAGACCAATGCCTTCGTCTTCTTGCTCGATTACGCGCACGTATTCGCTCATTGGTCTGTGTTACGACTTTCCACCATTTTAATAATGCGATTTGCCCACGCCCTACCAGCATCGCCTCCCCATAGAAGCCATGCAATGTAGCCCGCGTCATCTTCACCTCCGCTTTTGTTCTTTTCATGGCGAGAAAAGAATGCAGACATGCGTTTGATGGTGGCATAGCTGATCTTGCTGCCACCAGCTAAATCACCAGCCCTGGCAACGCCACTGCCAATGCCCTGCTTACCCGCCTCCTGCGTCGTCAAGCCGCCTTTACCGTGCTTCTTGCGTAGTTCCAAGCCGCGACGGGCAGCGCTTCTTACGGCAGCAGGAGGGGCGAAACTTTCAGCGTCGCCCCTCAGCGCTTTTTTCCGCAACTCCCATCCATTTCTTCTTCCTCTTCCTCCTCTTCGCCAATCATCTCCTTAAAGAAGCCCATGTAGTATTCGTCGCTCATATCTTCTTTCGGCTTGCGCGTCATGCCAGCTTCAGACAGTGCGATTGCTAGTGCTTGCTTCGGGCTCTTTACTGCCTCGCCACTGCTGCTCTTCAGCTTGCCTCCTTTAAACTCGCGCATTACGTTGGCAATCTTTGCCTGCTTCTCTTTCTTGGTCATGGTTCAAATGCTTTTATTAAGCATAATCAATGGATGAATCCTATCGGAGCAGTGGCAATGTTCATGCCAGGGAAAAGCTTGTCACGATACAAAACCATGCCAGTAATGAGACGCTCAGCAATGAAAGCCAACGCTCGCTTGTCATAGCCTCCAATGCGAAGAAATTGCTCTTCATGCTTATGCCAAATAGGGGCTAGCGCGACAAATAATGCGCTCATAAATTGCTTGTACTGAACATTGCCTCCTCTGGCCATATTGCAGCCAATAAAGCTATTTTGCTTCCAAATGGCATCAATTTCTTCGCGAGAAAAAATCCAGCTTCCAGAATCGGCAAGTTCTCTAGTGATGGCAGGAGCATCAAAAGCAGAATGTCCGCCGTAAAACTGCTGCTCTAACGTGCAGCTAAATAATGCAGGCTCTGGAAAGTACAACGTATTTTCTTCGTACCATTGGTCTTCTGGTTCCAGCCAGTTGCGCCTGTACTGCGCATTGCCAATGTTATTTTCATTCGCGTTGAGAATCATCCAGGAAATACAAGATAATTCTCCCCATCGACTATTCAGCCGCGAAAGGGAAGCATTCTCATCGTCAAATACATAGCCTGCTGAACGGAGCGTTTCGCGCTCCTCGCTAGACAAAGCATGCGCTCCTCCCATGATGGGAACAATGCGAGAACGCGCTTCATAGCGCACTTTCTCGCCAGGAATGCATACGGCGTAAATTGTGCAATCAGACGGCTGCATAAACCTTCCTCGCTGCCCATAGTTCGTTGTAATTATTCACGCCTTTGGCGCCAAGACCAGTTAAATCGCCGCCTCCTGCGGGTTTGCTCCAGGCCATGATCGTACCATCAGGCAAGACAAAGCCCCTATTCTTCTGTCCATACGTGGGAGTGAGTTC